CGATTAAGGATCTGAGCCCTGAGAATCAGCACATTATCCAACGGCGCTACTTCTACAGCAGCCGTTACCCCACGCCCTACATCGAGATCGGCGAAGACCTCAAGATCAGCCGTCAGGCTACGCAGCAGATGCACAACCGTGCCATGAATAGCCTGCGCCTTAAGCTTGGCGGTCTGCAAGGGCAAGAGTGCATTCAAGCTCTGCGATCCGCCGCGTAGCACCGCGAATGATCAGATCTTGATGCAGTGAGAGCTGACAGAGCTTGATCAACATCGCTTGCGCCTGCTGCAGGTCGTAGCTTTCAACCGCACGCTTTTGGCGCTCAAGGGTGAGGAGGTGCTCAGGCCCCAGCTGGGGCACCATCCAATCACCCCATGCCATACCGGGAACCTAGATGGTTGGGTTAAGTATTCCGTTGGAAGAACCGACTATCAACTATGTCAAAACGGAAGAAGGTATGAAATGGCGCGTATGTGGGCTGGGATATTGCACAGAACACGGTCAACGCTGGCAGGCAGAAATTCTGCACGAATGCTTAATGGTTTCAAAGGGCTTGCAGCACAAGCCGGCGAGCAGTGGTGGGTGAACAGTTGAGAGCAGCAGCAATCCGGTTGTAAGACCAGCCAGAGCGACGCAGGCCAACGGCCCGCTGCTGGCGTGATTCCGTCAGCACATGGAGCAGTGCGAACGGAAGGAGGAAGATTGCCGCCACCCACGCAAAGGTGGTTGTCATGGCGGAGATGGAAAGACGGTGCCAGAGCCGAGCCGCCCTAGCAACACGAAACTAGCCTATTGGCTAGCGCTAGTCAACTAGGCCGCTGCTGGTGGCCCTGGGTCGTCCAGTTCACGGCTCAGCCACAGCCGTGTGTTGTTTTCGTCGTAGCTCATGTAGGTGATGCCATTCGCCATGGCCATCCACACCTTCACGCCGGTCTTCGGGCGCTCCACAATCCAGAGGCCAGGCTGAATGCGGCGGCTGACGTTCGGTTCTCTCATGGCTCGGCGATGATGCACCAACCGCTGTGCACGCCTTCTACAAGCCAGCGCGGTCCCCAGTTGGCTTTGCTGTAGGCGAGCCCTGCGCCTTTGCTGTTGATGTAGGTCCCGCGCACCACATCCATCTCACCGAACGGATCATTGACGATGACGTGACCAGCGGTAACGCCGATCACGGTGAGCCAATGCCCCCCACCGGATGGTTTGCTGCTGGTGCCGTGATGCAAGAAGCCGCAGGGCACAGGCACATTGCGGGCAATTTGGCGTTGCAGGTCATCCCAGCCGCCGTCCTGCTTGAAGCTGGCCTTGATGCCGTAGTGGGCTAAAGCCTTCAGCTGGGCATTCACGTCGGTGGTGTCGCCAAAGCGCAGCACCGTCTTGAGGTACTGGTCATCAGCAGCAGCACCAGTGATCACACCAGGCCGCAGGTAGGCCACCAACATGGCGCAGCTAGAGCTGAAGCACATGCGGTTGGCTTGACCAGCCACTGTCGAATCGCGCTGGCTGAAATACGGCACCTTCAGCGGCTGACCGGGCTTTTGCTGCGGTGGTGTTTGCAGGCGCTTGTCACCACAGAACAAGGCGACCTCTGCAGCACGGCGGCGCTCCAGGCCCGCCAAGACTGCCTCACCAGCATGAACCCAGCGGGGCAACTCTTCCCTGACGACCTTGCAGGGCTCTTCTCCGGCCAGCAGCCGCTTGCGCAGCGTGCTCTCCTCTAAGGCACCAAGGCCAAGGTTGTAGGCAAAGCTGACGATGGCAGCGACCTGCTCGGGCTTCCAGCCCTTTGCCAACGGCAGCAGGTGCAGCACACCAGGGCCGAAGAGGTTTTCAACTTCGTTCTGCAGCAGCTCATCAGCAAGCGCTTGGCTGATCTTGTCGCCGCCACGCACTGGAGCATCCATCAAGCGCGTGGTGCCCCAGCCGATGGTCCAGACGCCTGCCGGACACTTGTAGGCCTCCAGCTTGCAGCCTTCAAACTCGCGGATGATCTTGAGCGCAGGCGCAACCCATGGCGCTGGCAGCAGCTGTTTGGGCTTGGGGTCTGCGCGGTACAGCTCCGCAAACTCCGCCAGCACGCCATCAGGAATATGACCTTGCAGCCAGTCCCAGGCCGCCAGCTGATGCGGCAGTTCCTTGAAGTGCTTAGCGGCTTGCCGGAGCTGAATGGCGCTCAAACCTTGGTCTCCAGAACAGTGAGACGTTGCTCAATCGAATTGAGCCTTGGGAATAGCTCTTGCCGGTCGTCCTTAATTTCCTGCCGCAGCAAGGAAACCTCACCGGCGATGTGCTCAACAGCCACGGTCAAGCGGATAACAGCGCGGGCGGCCTCATCGTCTTTCCGCATGAAATTGCCAATACCGCTGGCACCAATGCCAACGACAGCACCGATGACGGCGGCCAAGACTTCAACCACGATCAGCGGCGGCGCTTTTTGTTGTTTTGCTCAGTCTGAGCGGCAGCAGCAATGCCGCGCAGTGCTGCAAGGATCAGCTGCAACCATCCGTTGGCTTTGACGCCGGGGATGTAGCTCAGCAGTTCACTGCCGGCTAATAGGGCAACGGCCAAGCCTGCGAGTTCTTCTGGGGTCATGGCCAGCAGGTCTGTTATGGCTAAGTTGCCCGCCGCAACAACAGCTACAGCACCGGCATTTCATAGTCCGTCGTGCTGCCGGCGTAGTGCTTCCAGATCACCTCGCTGGTGTTGCCTGCCCACTGCGCAGCCTGCGTCACAGGTATTCCTGCTTCAAGCCAACGGCTGATCGCTACGTGGCGTAGGTCATACGGCCGGTAGCGCTTCTCAATCAACCCGGCCTCGTGCATCTGGCTCATGCGTTTACAGAAGAACGACTGAAACGCGAGTCGGTCCCACGGGAAAATGAATTCGCTTTGACGTGGCAGCTCCTCCAAGATCTGAAGCGCCCTCGGGTTGAGTGGCACCCAGCGCTGCTTGTTGGTCTTGGTGCTGTCCTTTAGGCCATGGGTCAAGGTGAAGTTGCTGTGAACCAGCAGCTTCCCGTCTTTGATGTCGGACCACTTGGCCGCTCGCACTTCACCGGTGCGCATGGCGGTCTGCAGCATGAACTCTGCAAATAGCGACCAATCCACTTCGCGGTAGGTGAGCTTCGCTGTCAGCGCTGTGAGCACCAGCGCGATCTCGTGCCGAGGGATCACCGTGATCTCACAGCTCTTCTGCGGCGCCTTCGGCATCCTGAAGTTGGCTACAGGGTTGCCGCTGATCAGGCCAACGTCCTCGGCACAAGCCCAGCGGTACATGCTGCGCACGTACATGCACACGCGCCTAGCGGTGAGGATCGGCTTCTGCTGCAGCACCCAGATCAACACCTGCCGCCCTTGGGCAAGGTCTTGTATTGGGCAGCGTGTCAACCACTTCGATACCTGCCGATAGTCGGAGGTGAGGCTGGTGGGGCAGAGCGAGATGCTGCGCTCTTGCAAGAACATCGCCCACACTTCGGAAACTGTGTTAGCGCAAACGGGCGCAGGGGTCTGCGAGCGATAGGCTTCGGCCATCGGGTCCAATACAGCTGGATCTGATCACGGGTCAGGCGGGTGCAACCGCGCTGGCCCACTCCATGCCTAGCACAACGCTCGCAGCGTAGATACCGCGACTAAGCGGCCTGAGCAGCATTCCAAGGAACACCAGCTGCCTTGCTGGGTGCGTGTTGCTCATCGAGCTGAGCCTGCAGCGCAGCCTCGATTTCTGCCACCTTCTCGGCGGTCAGCTTCTCTTTGACCCAGCCGACCACCAGCTCTTCGGTCAGGTCAGCGAAGGGGATCATTTCACCTTCAGGGCGCTCTAGACCAAGCGACCCGTAGGCCCCAGAGTTGTAGGTGCCGTCGTTGGCGTCCACCACATAGTGGGCGGTGAACACATAGCCGTCGAGGGTCTCCCTTTCAAGCTGAGAAATCTTCCAGGCGAAGGTGGTGGCCATGAGTGAAGTGGCGATGGTTCAGGTTATTGGTGGTGCAACCAGTTGAATAGGCCGGTTGCCCGCCTAGTGACGTGGACTAATAGCGACTGCCGGTGTAGCCGCAGCTTGGGCAATGCACGCTGTACTGCGGTGGCCAACTTGTAAGACAAACTGATGGGTTGGAATCCATCAACTCGTGTTGGCATTCAGGGCAGGAGATCCCGTTGGGATGGGGCTGGGTGTTTAGCTGAAACACGGCCAGCGCCTGCTGATTGTGTTGATCGAGGGTCTGCATTAGTGAAGGGGACTACGAGAGCTGAGCTTTGATTTCAGCCATTTCGGCTTCCAGTTGCTCGATCCGCTCCATTGCTTCCTGCAGCGCCTTCACCGCCTTCATGTAGAGCACCGAGTAGTTGACGCTCTTGGTAACGGTGCCAAGGTCATTGCCTTCTTCGTCGCGGTCGGGGGATTCGCTGACGAGACCGGGGCTGATGAGTTCAACCTCTTGGGCGATGAGACCGATTTGGGTGTGGGTTTGACCTTCCTTGAAGTTGTAGTTACGGACTTGAAGAGCCTTCAGGTCGTCCCACTGGGAGTTGGCATCAACGATGTTTTCCTTTAGCTTGATGTCAGAGATGGCGCCGTAGGAGTTGTTAGCGTTAACTACGTTTCCATTTGTATAGACAATGATCCCGTTTGTACCAGAATCAAAGCCAGTAGCGCCATACTTACCAACAAAGAAAAGGTCACTAGTGCCTCCAGCCTTAGCTGATGAGAGATTTATTGATTGCGAGGAATTGGGGAAAAGTCGAATACCTCCACTATTATTTAACTCCATCCTTGCCGTTGGAGAACTCGCCCCATCCGCAGTAGTGGAGAACACTA